TCGTCACCCGGGTCGTCGGCGGGGAGACCAAGACCGGGACCGGGCAGGTGCAGGACTTGCGGGGGCCGCGCGTCCCTTACGGCGGCGACACGGTGCCGGACGTGATCCTGCGGTTCATCCGCGGGAAGCTGGCGCCGGTCCCGGGGGCCGTGGTGGACCGGCTGGCCGGCCGCACCTCGGCCGGGGAGTCGGTGACCACGCTGGGGCAGGCCGGGCAGTTCGTGACGCCGATGGCGGTCCGGGACGTGTACGAGGCGCTGCTGGACCAGGGCTTCCCCCGCGGGGCGGCGGTCAGCCTGCTGGCGATCCTGGGGATGGGGGCTCAGACCTACGAGCCGAGGATGAAGCGGCCGGAGGCGCGGCCGCTGTTGGAACGGCTGGGGATCAGGTGAGGTCGTTCTTCCGGCAGAACCACGTGGCGATCTCCACAGACACGCCCTCGTCGTCCTTGTTCAGCTCGTCCGGCGACTCGATCACCGACTTCGGCACCCAGACGGGTTCCACCACGTCCTCGATCCGCAGCAGGAAGGCCAGGTCGGTCTCGGCCTCCACCCGCTCGACTTCGACGGTCTCGTAGCTCATGGCTCACCCCCGGTCGATGAAGCTGTCCTCGTACTCGGTGCATCCCCGGTGGATGCCGCAGTAGGTGCAAATCCATCCCTCCCACTCGTCGTACACCCACTGGTGGCTGTGCTCGCCGTCCGGGTGGTCGGCCTTGTCGCAGCAGTCCGGGCAGATGGTTAGCTCCGGCTGCTCCTCGCGGTAGCAGATCACCTCGGCGGTCTTGCCGCACACGCGGCAGGGTGGGGTCGGCATCAGTTACTCCCGATCCGGGCCTTCTTCGCCTCCGTCGCCCAGCACACGATGCACCGCTTCTCGAACAGCGTGCACTCCTGCACGATGCTCTCGCACGTCGCACACCTCGCCTCGCCGCTGTACGGCGTCGGCCCCTCGATCTGGCCCTCCGGCAGCTTGTACGTCCCCGACCGGGTGAGCAGGTCGATGGCGTCCTGGTTCGTCTTGCTGAACGCCAGAATCACCCGGTCGAACGTCTTGCCGCCGAGCTGCCGCTGGTCCACGAACAGCGTGCGGCCCTCCTGGATGAGCTTCACGTCCGACGCGGTGACGAACACGAACAGGGCAGGCGGGGACTGCCCGAGCGCGAAGATCATTGCAACACCCTCTCGATTTCCGGCCAGTCGTCAGGGGACCACACGTACCACTCGACGCCGGCCCGAATGTAGGCGTCCCGCCACTCCTGCTGGGCGGGCTTCAGCCCCTTCTCGCGGCCGGGGGCCTTCCGCCGCTTCTCCGAGGCCGACTTCAGCTCGGCCTTGACGATCCGCTCCCGGACCAGCTCCAGGTCCGGGAACCCCTCGCCGTCGGCCCCAACCGGCGTGCAGTAGTAGACCGACCCGTCCTTGCGTTGAACCCGCACCGGCCGGAAGTGCGCGACCCGCCAGCCGCGGGCGTGGGCCAGGTCAATCACCCGCTGCTGGAACTTCTCCTCGGTCTCGGTGCCAACGGTTGGCACCCGCCGGCCGGCCGGGGCCGCCTTCAGGGTGCGGAGAGGTTTCCCGCGCTCCGTCAGGCGGCCCTCGGCAGCGAGTTCCTCCAGCTTCGCCATCAGGTCGAACGGCTGCTCCCTCACGTCGGCTGCTCCGCGGCCTGGGCGTCGTAGCTCTGCTTCAGGAAGTTCACAGTCGCCACCCGCACGTGCAGCGGCCGCTTCATCAGCATCCGGTCGATCCGGCTGAGCAGCTGGATGTCGAGCGAGTTCTTGGGCGGGGCCGGCGGCCTCGGCTGGCCGTTGGAGGGCGGCGCCGGCTTCTCCGGCTCGGCCGGCGGGAACGTCTCGGGCTCCTTCTTCGCTTGCTCTTTCGCCATCGGGATCACCTCTTGGGTTGGCCGTTCGCGGGAGTCGCGGCCGGCTTGCTCGGGGCGGGGTGGTCGGGCTCGGGCAGGTCGGCCGCGACCGCCTTGGCGATGCGGTCGGCGAACNNGGGCAGGTCGGCCGCGAGGCTGTCGAACAGCTTGCCCAGCAACTCCCGCGTGGAATCGTTGATGTGGGCCACCGCGTCCCCCACCTGCTCGGCGGTGTTGTACCCGCCGGAGAGCAGCTTGCGGGCCTGCGGCATCCCCAGGGCGATGACGCCGGCGGTGTACGTCCGCCAGCGGCGGATGAACTCTTCCTTCTTCATCGGGCGGGTTCCTTCGGCTCGTAGCCGTGCAAGTCTTCGAACGGCACCTCGGTGATGAGGCGGTAGATGTCGCGCTCGTGCCTCGGCATCCACTTGATGTCCCGCGGGGGTTGGTAATGAAACTGGTGCTCGAACCACCCGATGGCCTGGCGGAACGTGAACTTCTTCGACTTTGCCTTCCGCAGCCGCCAGTACACCTGCGCCCACAGCATGGCGGTGTTCTTCTTGAGCGCCACGACCCGCTTGCGGTACACGTGGCCGGACAGTTCCTTGAGCTCGCCGTCGGTCGTCACCACGGCCCGGACCCGGTACTCCCGCGTCCACACGTACCCGCACTCGGGGCACGTCGCGCCGACCCTGATCTGGCCGACGACCACCCCGCACCGCGGGCACCGACCCGGCTCCGGCTCCTTCCGGTCGCGCATGCGGTCCTCGCGCATGGCGGCCACCATCGCCGGCGTGTACCCCAGGTTCCAGTCGCGGTCGGCGTTGAGCGACCCGTGCCGCCACCAGCTGTTGCCGATGATCGCCACCTTCCCGTTGCGCCGGGTGACGAGCGTTTCCAGCTCGTTCGCCACACACCAGACCCGCGTGACGCCGGGAATGCAGGGCGACTCGGTTACCCTGGCCTGCTGGTCGGCGGTCGCCGCGTGCTGGCCGTGGACGGTGCTCGTCGCCACCCGCTGAAGATGCAGGATGTAGATGGGCTTCGGCCGCCCGCTGATCTCGACGCTGATGTTGCACTTCCATCCCTTGCGGACCGCGAGGGACTGAAGGTTGTCGGCGAACGTCTTGTTCCCGGTTGAGATGCGGTAACTGCCGTCGCCCTTCGCCTTGTCCCCGTCGCCGAGGTGAACGGCGTGGAGGAACACGCCGAACTGCCGCTCGTCCATCAGCTCCAGGTTGCGGCTCAGGTTCTTATCGAGGTAGTTCCGGAGCGGCCACCACCCACGGCGGGGCCGGGCCAACGAGGTGCCTTTCGGGATGTCGAACTGCGTCTGCATGTTGCTGCCCGTGAAGTAGGCGGGCTTCCTCTTCCGCTCCCGGAAGCTGAAGCCACATCCCACGAGACACGCTCGCAGGTCCGCGATCTGAGGCTGGTGATCGGCCTGCGTGATCGACACGGCCTGCCGCTCCCCCGCCATCGTGCCGTCCGTCACGAACCAGCCGATGAACCGCAGCTCGTCGTCGGTCAGCTGAAGCCCTCTGGTCTGCTGGACCCCGGAAACCGGGATTTGGAACCGCCAGTTACTCGCCGCCAGCTCGTCGGCACGGATGAAGTCGAAGTTATCGGGCCAGACCTTCTGGCACCCCTCGTTCACGCGCTTGTTGAACAGGAAGCGGTGGTTTCCTGTGACGCGGATGTCGAGGCACCGGCTTTTCACCTCGAACATCCGCTCGCCGTTCTCCAGCGTCCGCTCGTGCCGGTGCAGGATCGGCTTCCACACGATCTGGCCATTCCAGCGGTCGAACGCGGCCACAGTATCGTCGTCTCGAATCCCGTCGTGGCCGACCCAGCCGCGGGCGGTCAGGATTTCGGTGTCGGTGTCGAGGCACCCGCCGTGGTCCTGGATGATGCACCTCGTTTTCCCCGGATACGCTCGCAGCCCGCGGCCGCCGGCCTGAAGGTAGGTCTGGAGCGAGCCGAACACGGTGGCGAAGATCAGGTGTTCGACCGCGGGGAAGTTCAGCCCCTCCCGCAAGACGAACCGGTTGCACAGCACCTTGACCTCGCCGGCCCGGAACCGCTCGGCGATGTGGTCGCGGTCGTCGGTCCAGTCCCCATACCAGCACGTGTCGCCGGCGATGCTCGCGGCCGGGACGCCCTTCGCCGTGAACTGCTGCGCGAACCAGTGGGCCTCCTCGACCCCGGGGGCGAACAGGATGCACGGCTTCCGCTCGGGGTTCAGCGCCTCGTAGTGCCGCCACACACGGCCGATCAGCTGGGGCCGCGGGCCCATCGCCTTCATCGCGTTCTTGTCCCGCGGCTCGGTCCCGTCGTTGTCGATCAGCCGGCGGATCGAGCGGATGTCCGGCTCGTCCGGGGCGAAGTGGACCGCCCGCACCAGCGCCCCGATCTGCCGCAGGCTGGAGTTCGTGCCGGCCACCACCAGCTCGCGGTAGATGACGCCGAGGCCGATGGGGGTGGCCGTCACGCCCACGACGACGGCCCCGCGGCCGAGGTGCCACGTGAGGATTTCGAGCGCCTTGTCCCCGGTCTGCAAGTGGGCCTCGTCCACCAGGACCAGCCGGGCGTCGAACAGGGTCAGGTCGTCCAGGTGCCGGCTCACCTCGGTCTGGAGGCTGGAGACCTGGAAGAGCGCATCGGGGTCGGCGTCGTACTTCGCCGCCCGGACGCCGTGGTCGATCCCGGCCAGGGTGAAGTCGCGGACCAGTTGCTCGATCAGCAGCCGGCGGTTGGCGTACAGGATGACCCGCTGGTGCCGGTTCAGCCACTCCAGCGCCAACTCCTCAATGATCCGGGACTTGCCGCCGCCGGTGGGGGACGTGACGCAGATGGCGCGGCGGCCGTCGGCGGCCAGGTTGACCACCGTGCGGACGGCGTAGGCTTGGTGGTCCCAGAGTGGCAGGCTCATCGTTCACCTCGAAAGGGCGGGTGCCAACCGTTGGCACCCGGGAACGCTACTCCTCGGCCTCGTCCTTCACGTCCTTGCCGCCGATCGTCACCTTCAGGCTGTCCTGGTGGCTGACCACCACGTCCACGTCCTGATAGCTGTAGGTGTCCATCCCCTCCTCCTTCATCGTCTCGATCAACTTCGTCTTGGCCTCCTTCTCGATCCGCCCGGCCTCCATGCGCTTGTCCCGCAGCTTGGCGTACTGCTTCGCCAGCGGGTGAATGACCGGGTGCTTCTCGGCCACGCCGGGCAAGTGCTGCTGGTCCTCACGGGCCTTGTGCTGCTTCGCCATCGTCACCTCCAGGTATGAAGTCGGCCCGACGCGGGCCGAGTCTTCTACTCGTCCTTCACCTCGATCATGGGCTTCCAGCCGGTCAGGACTTCCAGGTATTGCCCGAGCAGGTGCAGCGCCCGCTTGTGGTCGCGGCCGTTGACGTGCGGGCCGCCGGGCTGCTCGCGGGCGTCCAGGTCGCGGGCGATCCGGTCGGTGTACCGCACCAGCTGGCCGTACACGTTCTCCACGATCCCCCAGGGCACGTCCGGCCCATCCTTCCTCGCGGGCTCGGCCTCCTGCGTGGCCTCCTCGGGCATCAGCTCCCTCACCTCGCCGGCCAGGGCCGCCATCGTCGCCGGCGTGAGCCCGATGTCCTGGCCCTTGTTGATGCAGTCCCACAGCTGGCCGGCGGTCTCCAGCCCGGCGTCGCCGAGCGCCTTCCACACCTGGGGCGTGGCCTTCAGGAACTTGTTGATCGGCGTCTGCCGCCAGTCCGGGTCGCCCGTCTTCCGCTTCCCCTTCTTCGCCGCGTGCTGGCGGCCGTCCCGCCCCTCGCGCGTCTCGTCGTCGGGCACGGCCTCGTCCGGGGTCGCGGCCGCCCGCCGCAGCCGCACCATCTCGTCCGACACCCCGACGTGCTCCGCGATCTTGCGGTTCGACCACTTGGGGCACACCGCCAGCATCATCGACACCTGGCGGCGCTTGTCCGCGTTCGTGCGGTTCTTCGCGGTCTGGTCCTTGTTCGCCTCGGCCGCCGCGATCACCGCCTCCTCCCACGTCCCCTTGAACAGCAGGACGGGCAGCTGCACGCGGCCGGCCCTGCCCGCGGCCGTGGTCCGGTAGAACCCGTTCACGACGTAGAACACGGGCTCGGGCCGGCGGTTGTTCTCGTCCCGGCCCTCGGGCTGGACCTCGTACACGTGCGGCCGGGGGACCGGCTTCTTCTGGCGGTACGCCTCGGCCAGCTGGTCGAGGTGGTCCTGGTCCATGTCCTCGTCGTCGCGGCCCTGGAGCCGCGGGTCGCGGACGATGACCGACAGGGGCAGGTTGACGGGCTTGCCTTTCTTCGACATGGGCTACTTCTCCGGATCGCTTGAGGAGTAATCGCGGGCGCACATGGCCTCGCACAAGATGCCGAGGTAGGTGTCACAGCTGGAAGGCGTTCCCTCAAACAAGATGATCTTCGCACCCGGGAAGCGGGCGAACACGACCACCACACGGTCCTTGAACTCGTGCGGCTCGCAGCCCACGGACAGGGCCAGAGACAGGTTGACGAGACCGCCGTTGCTGGTCTTGATCCACATGGGCACCTCCGAAAGGGGCACCGGCCCACGCCCTTCGAGCTGGGGAGCTACGAGGTGCGGGCGCGAGCCGGTGCTGTGTCCAGGTGGCTTGCCGCGGCGCTCCCCCAGAACCGCGGTAGCGGAAGTCTACTAACCGGGAACGCCGTCGGCGAACGGGCCGATGGGCTCTTCCCACGGGTTCGACACCTCGGCCGGCGTGCCAACCGTTGGCACCTCCGGCTCGGGCTTCCAGTCGTTCGGGTTGAACCGCCTGAGCCCAAGCTTCGCCAGGGCCGCGTTGTACAGCAGGTTGAACGACTCCAGCGCGTCCCGCAGCTTCAGCGTGTCCTCGTCCGGGAAAACACGGATCAAGAGCGGGTCCAGCCCCTCGGCGTAGCTCAGGAAGTCAACGAAGTCGAAGTTTCCGATGAGCAGCTGGCCGTGCACCTGCGGCTTGTAGCTCGCCGGCAGGTCGCCCTTGAGCAGATACTTGGACTGCGTGTTGAGCTGCGGGCACTTGAGTTCCAGGGCACCCCGCCGGCCGTCCTTGAGCCAAACCAGCCCGTCCGGGCTCGCCCCGAACCGGCCGTCGTCGGTGTGGATGAACCCCACCTGCTGCACGCGGTCCAGCTCGCCGGCCTCGGTCAGCGCGTACTCGTAGTAGCGGCGGGCCTTCGGCTCGGTGTCCAGGCCGTGCCGCTGGGCCGGGTTCATAGGACGTTCCGAGAACCAATTTGGACGAAGATCAGCCGTTTCCGCGCACAGCTCGGCGATGTACGTGGCCGCGCCCTTCGACGGCTCCCACCCCTTCGGGGTGATGATCTTGTCGAACTGCGAGGCCGTGGGCACGCCCCGGCGGACGGTCCACCATTCTGAAGAATACTGGATCATGAAATAGGCTCTCACGCCTGCTTCCTCCTCTGGCTGTTCTCATACCACTGCCGGCCGTACAAGGCCCACATTTCCTTGTTGAGCTTCTTCCGGCACGGCTTGCAGCAAGACCCAGCCCGGTTCTTGTAGAAGTCGGACAACGGCTTCACGGTCTCGCACCTGGCACAGTACCAGCGATCGGTTCCGACCAACTCGTAGAACAGATCACCCGGCATCTGTCCATGCCGGGAATTGCATCGCCGGCAGAGCAATCGGAGCCTGCCGGATGCGTCGTGCTGAAGGCTGACGGTGTTCGTGTCGGAGGTTCGGCCCGCCCATCGCATCCTGACGTTGCACGCCTCGCACCGCATACCTCGCTTCCGCAGGCCGTCGAACATCTGGCCTAGCTCGGCGACGGTGGGAATCTTCTTCCCCGCCGCCTTTGCACAGGCCCGCATCGTGTCGAGCCGGAAGTGAATCACGCACTGCCACCGCTTGCCGCGGAAGCGGTATCCCGGCCGCTTGCAGTGGCAGCGTTTCACTTCTCCGCTCCCTTCGACGGCTTGCGGCGGAAGTGGTCCTGCACCACGGCCCACTGTGCGGCCGGGATGAGGTCCAGCTGCGCGACGCCGATCCAGTTCAGGAACGCCGGCAGCTTCGTGCCGGTCCGCTCGATCTCGGCCTTGACCTGGGCCACCTGCTCGGCGGTGATCCGCTCGAACAGGTCGGCCGCGTCGTCGTCCTCGTCGGCTACGACGATCTTGAGCGCGGCACAGAAGGCGTACCGCTTCGCGTAGCTGAGCGCCACCCCGTACCGCTGGGCGTCGTTGACCTGGTTCATGGCCGGGATGGGCAGGGTGAACCGGGTGTCCTCGACGTGCGTTCCCACCCGGACGCGGCACGTGATCTTGAGGCCGGATGCCTGGCCCTGGGCGACGTGTTCGCTGTCGAACGTGACGACAATCTGATGCTTCGCCAGGAGCGGGGCCACGGCGCGGTCAACGTCCTCGAAGTTGGCGAACTTGTAGCCGTAGCCGGTCTTACCCTCGCGGCCGGGGATGGTCGCCTGCCTCTCCTTCTTCACGCGCGGGCACTCGGCCTGGAACGCGGTCACCGCCTCGGCGAACCGCTTCGCGGCCTCGCGCTGCTCCCACCGCTCTTGCAGGTCCATCAGCTTCCCGAGCTGGTCGGGGCTGATGCCCTTCTCAATCGCCTTGTCGATCAGGGCCAGCGGGGTGACGGCTGGCACGGCCAATTCCTGGCTCATTCAGTTCTCCGAGGGTAAGGGGCCGGGGCCGAGGGGCACCACGTCACACGGGTTGATTGAGGCGTCGAGCAGGTAGCGGATCGCGGCCTGCTGCTCGGCCGCGCCGTCCGCCGTGGAGAAGGCGAAGGAGAACGCGGACGGGTCGTCGGCCACTAGCGGCCCGTTCTTCTCCAACAGCTGGCCGAGGATGGGCAGGAGTAGCCACGCGGGAAGGTCGGCCTTCGGGAGAGTCAGCCAGTGGACCGCGTGCGGCGGCCCCATCATCCCCGTCGTGAAGTGGGCGATGCCGGTCCAGCGGTTCCCGGCCTTGACCTTCAGTTCGGCGAACACGGTTAGCAACCGCCGGAACATCAGCAGCGCCGGCTCGCCCGCCAGGATCACCCAGCGGTCTTGCCGCTCGTGGCAGTCGCGGAAGTGCGCCAGCGTCTCGGGCAGGTCGTACAGGAACGGCTTCGGCTCGGGCATGTGGGCTCTCCAGGTGCCAACGGTTGGGACTAGCGCCGCGGGTCGTTCAGGTCGGGGCCGTTCGCCCACAGGTCGGCCCACTGGCGGGCATACCGCCGGTTCCGCATCACGCGGCGGGCGGCCCGGTGCCGGCGGACGGCGTGCAGCGCGTCCAGGGCCGCGCGGCGGCCGTGGCTGGCCTTGCACCACGGCAAGAGGATCGCGAACGTGCCGGCCGCGCCGATGGCAACGCCGACGTACAGGGTGAGAAGCCAGGTCATGGGCGGAACTCCGGAAGTGGTGGGCGAGTGAGACGCCGGGGAGTCGAACCCCGTTGACCTGCCCTCATTGACCGCTTCCAGGCTTTCGCCCTCGGTGGGGAGTCGAACCCCACAAGCGGCAGGTCTGTTGCTGACCGGCCTACCTTGCCGGTGTCGCCTCATGACGCCGCCCGCCATGTGTGCCGGGCGGCGGCCGGTTCCCGGGTACGGTTCCCGTGCCGGCGGGGGCGTTGTTGGCGGGAATGTACCGCCGGGCAACTGCCCCGACACCCACAGCGGCGGGCGCTGAACCGCCCGGTTTAACGACCGCCCACGCTGCCGGCGGTCGGCCACGTCGCGCCCCGTGGCGGGGTTCACCCGGCCCCGTTCTCGCCCAGCTCGTACAGTGCTGCGGCGGCCTCGGCCTGCCGGCGCTCGGCCCAGGCCCGCGTACAGCCCTCGCAGACGATCCCCACGTCCGGCAGGATTTGAGCGTCCACCAGCTCGGGCGCGGTCTGCGGGATCACCTGTCGGCACACCTCGCACGTCAGCGGCGCGGCTGAATGGCGTTGTAGCTCGGCGATCTCCTCGGCGGTCGGCGGTCGGCTGATGAGCGGGGTAGCCGGCGGCGCGTACCCCGCCTTGATCAGCTCGGTCTCGGTGTACCAGCCGTGTTCGCGGTCGCCGATCAGCACGAGGTATTCCCACCCGCGCGGGTAGGTGTCCACCCACTCGGTTTCCCAGGTGGCGCAATCGTCGGCATGGCACGGCACCGGCGTACCGTTGCCGACCAATACCAGCTGACCGCCGCACGTACACAGCTTGCCGGCGCTCCGCTCCTCCTCCTCCATCACCAGCCGCAGCGACACCACCCGGCCGTTGCCGGGCTCCAGATCGCTGCCGTTGCGGGTACACGCGGGCTTGCCGGCCTCGGCCAGCCCCATGTACCCGACCGACACGCGGAAGCCCACCGGGAACGCCGGCGGGCGGTAGACGAACGACATGGGGCACCTCGGGCAGTTGCCAACGGTTGGGACGAAAGGGGCGGCCCGGCCGCCGGGCGCGAGTATTGGTAGGGGAACCGGGGCGTTTTCCCGCCCCGCACGTTCGCGCATCTCGCACACCACCCGGGCCGCGGGCGCCAGGGGTGGACCACGGCGGCCGGCCGCCGGACGATCCCCCGCGCCACCGGGGGAAGGCCCGGGGGCCGGTCAGCGGCGCAGGCTCTCGACCAGCTCGGCGAACGTGTAGGCGGGGGCTTCCCAATAGACGGTAAAGTCGTTCGTGTACTGCGGCCCGCCCGTCGCCCACCTGATCCGCCGCGCCCCCGCAACGGTCGGCTCGAACTCGCACCGCTCGACCTTGCGGCCGCCGTACCGGTCCTCCTTCACCCGCACGTCGAGCCGGCCCAGCTTCGCCGGCAGCGGCAGCGATACCTTGAACTCGGCCACGAACCCGCCGACCGCGGCGGTCCACTCGAACGAGGCCGCCAGCTCCGATGTGTCGATCCGGATAGTAAACGGGGCAATCGGCGTCAGGCTCACCCGCTCGCTGTCCTCGGGCGCGGCCGCCGCCGGCCGGACCGACGTGCAGCCGTCCTTCACCATCACCAGCGGCAGCGGCGGGAATTCGTCCATCAGGCGGGCGACGAACTCCAGGTCCGGGGACTTTAGCCCCTGCTCGATACTGCTGTACCGCAGCGGCTCGAAGTGGATCGACACTTCCCGGCCGTAAAGCTTGTACCAGTGCGGCGAACCGTGCTTGTACTCGTGAGCCCACGCGGGCAGGGCGGCTAGAAACTGCTCGTCCTTGATGATCTCGGCCCGCTTCGCCTGGTACTCGGCTTCCAGCTCGGCGAGGCGGTCGGCGGTCGTCTTGGTCGTCGTCATTGATGCATCCCCCTGGCAGTGGATGGAGCCCCGACCGGCCGGCAACCTGCCAGGGTCGCGGGGTCGCCGCGTGAAGCGCGGCCGGTCGGGGCGGTGTGTTGAAGGTGAACCCTGGCAGGTCCGTTGAAGAGTCTACGCCGGGCCGTGGCCCGGTGCCGAGGTCAGTTGCCGGAATCCGCCGGGATTTCCCCGGCCGGGGTTCCGGTTGTAGGGGCGGCGGTGCCAACCGTTGGCACCTGATCGAACAGGGACGCCGTCCGCGTGCAGATCGGGCACCACGCCTGATCCGTGCCGCGGTGCCCGAGGTCCACCGCCTGGCCGACGGCCCGGCAGTCCATCCCCTTGTAGCCGACCGTGCGCTGCGCCCGCTCGGCGGTCCGCCTCGCCCCCTCCGGGGATTGGCCGTACACGTCGCGGCTCCGGCCGCTCGCCATCATCACCCGGTAGGCGTGTCGCCACGTGCTCATGGTCAGAACCTCCGGCCCGGGGACACGACCCGCGCCCCGACGGCCTCGTGAATCGCCTTCTGGTCCGCGTAGCAGCCCGCCGTGACGCGCGGCAGGCCGAGGTTGTCGTGCCCGCACCCGACGTAGGGCATGAACTCCAGGATCACCGCCTCCCGCACGCCGGGCTTGAGCCAGTACACGACCGTGTACCCCAGCTCTTGCAGGTCGGTGAACTTGGCGACCGGGCACCAGCCCCGGGCCTGCATCGTCCGCCGCGGCACCGACCGGGCAGCGAGCCCGGCCAGGGCCGTGCGGTCGGGCTCGGCCGCGGTGTCGAAGATCGTCCTCACGACTTCGCACCCCGCTTCTGGTCGCGCTTCCGCCACCGCCGCGCCCACCGGTCCACGACCCGCAGCCGCGCCAGCCGCGCCGCCTCGGCCCGTGCGTTCTCCGGCGTGTACCGCGTCCCCGCGGTCTCGACCGTCGCGTTGCCCATGTGTGCATCCCCTGGCAGGTGTGAGCGGTCGAACTGGCCGCTCCCGTCGCCCCGGCACCGGCCCGGGGCGTCAGGAGGGGTCAGCGCAGCACGCACACCGGCAGCCCCGCGGCCCGCCGGCCCTCGTTCACCCGCGCCAAGTCCCGCTCCGGCGAGGGGCCGACCGGCACCCCGTCGAGCACCCAACAGCCCGGACAGTGGTAGGCCCGGTACTGGCGCCGGGTCAGCGGGTTCCACCGGGTCACGATGGACACCCGCACCACCGGCCCCGCCCCGGCCTCACACGCCCCCCGAAACCTGCTCGCCAGCGTCCCCATCGCACACCCCCGGCGGCCCCAAATGTCCAGTAGGGATGATCGACCCGTCACGCCCCGAAGGGAATGACCCCAGAACGATCAGACCACCCGCTCCGCGTGCGTCGATCCCACCCGGTACGTCCACCCCAACACCCGACAGAACACGCCCCCGCCTGCCTCCCACACCCGATACCCCACCACCTCCCCCGACCCGTGCGACAGGTACACGTGCCGCTCGTCCTGCGACCACCACGCCACCGCCAGCCGCGGCAACGCCCCCACCCGATCCGGGTAACACGCCCCACCCGCCGCCGCACGGATATGTGCCCCGCCCGTCGATTCGCCTTCATTCATGGTGCTTTCCCCCGCCCTCGTGCCAACCGTTGGCACCGGGTGAGCCCATTGAACCCGAGGCCGCACGCCGCCGCAAACGCGAGCCGTGGGCCGGGCCTTGAGGTCAGGCCGCGCCCGCGTAAAGGGGGCCCCACGCGGCAGCCGATTCCGGGAATTTGAGCCGCACCGGGGGGAGGGACCGGGGGAGGGCGGGGCGGATATGTGCATTTCACGACCGCCGCAGGGGAATTGCGGCGGGTGGGGGAAATGTCGGACGGACCGGGGGTTAGGCGGCGGGGTGTGGGTTGGTGCCATGTTTGAGTCGGTAGCAGGCGGGGCAGGCGGGCTTGTGGACGAGGTGTTGTGGGCAGGCGTGGGGGTGTTTCTTGGGTGGGGTGACGTTCGGGCGTGCGGGTGCGGGGCGTGGTGGGGTGGGGCGGGTCGGTTCTTCGGGGGATTCCTGGGGATTTGGGGCCGCGGTGGGTTGGGCGAGGGCGTGTCGGACGGCGTTGCCGAGGGAGCCGAAGCGTTCGACGGCCGAGGCCCGTTCGCCGGCGGTGAGGTAGACCTCGAACGTGAGCTTGCGGGTGGAGGAGTCGAGTTTCTTGCGGCCCATAGTGCCCCCGGGTAAAAGGAACGACCCGGGGGTAATATACGTGGGTAAAACCGGGAGGGTCAATGAGGTTGGCGGGTTTCGGGGGATGCGGTACAACGGGGGGATGCCGCGGAAGAAGAAGGTGATGGTGGGGGTGGGGACGGAGCCGGTGCCGGCGAACCGGACGGGCCGGGACCCGGACACGCTGCGGCAGTTGAACCCGAGCGGGATGCCGGTGGCGGCGGACCCGGGGCCGCACGCGTGGGCGGCGGACCCGGACTGCCCGCAGGTGTTGCGCGACCTGTTGCACGTGCACCGGCGGCCGCGGCAGCGGGGGGAGACGCAGGAGCAGCGGTTCCTACGGAAGCTCCGGGTGCAGAAGCCGAAGGACTTCCTGTCGATGCTGCGGGCCGAGGAGCACGCGTTCCGGGCGGTGCTGAAGGGGCGGGCGGCGGCGGCGGCACCGGCCGAGGTGAAGGTGGAGGAGCGGCCGGAGGCGGACGCGGGGGCGGCGGCGGCCCTGGGCCTGATCCGGCGGCTGTTGGAGGCGAAACCGTGGGAACACTCCTGACGATCCTCTTGGGCGCCTGGGCCGGGCTTGCGACCGGCGTGGCGTGGGTGATGTGGGGGAAGTGGGCGGCGGCCCGCGCCGCGTACCGGGAGCAGGCCGGGGCGACGGCGGCGTGGAAGCGGCGGGCGGTCGAGGAGGGCAACCGGGCGGCCCAACTGGTCCACCAGAACGCCGAGCTGGAGCGGGAAATCCGGCGGCACCAGGACAAACTGCGGCAGGTGATCGGCGGGACGGCCAGTAACATCTCTTGAATGCTCAGCCCCGAAACCCTCTACCAGCTCGTGCCCCGCGACCCGGCCGGGAACCTCCGGTTCCGGGCGTGGGCGTGCTCGCGGACCGACCCGGCCGAGCGGCGGGCGCTCGCGGCCGCGTGCCGGGCGGACGTGGTGTTCTGGATGGACACGTTCACGTGGGCGTTCGACCCGCGGCGGAAGGGGGACGGGGAGCGGGTGCGGCCGTTCGTCACGTGGGACTACCAGCGGGAGGCGGTGCTCAAGCGGCCGGGCGGCCTCCTGTGGCTGTTCGACCAGGGGGAGACGGGGCTGATCGAGAAGAGCCGCGACATGGGGGCGACGGTGCTGTGCCTGAAGGTGGTCCTGTGGGCGTGCCTGTTCCACGACTACAGCCAGGTCTTGGTGAACAGCCGGAACGAGGACCTGGTGGACTCGGCCTCCCCGGACAGCCTGTTCTGGAAGCTGCGGTTCGACCTGGAGCGGATGCCGCGGTGGCTGACGGGCGAGGTCAAGGACGGCGGCGGGGTGCTGACGTTCAAGGGGTCGGGGTCGACGCTCGTGGGGGAGGCGACGACGGCGAAGACCGGGGTGGGCGGCCGGGCGACGTGCTACTTCGGGGACGAGTTCGCGGAGAACCCGCACGCCCAGGTGGTCCGGGAGAAAACCGCGAGCACGGCCGAGACGCGCATCTTCAACGGGACGCACAAGGGGGTGGGGACGGCGTTCTTCGCCATGAGCCAGACGCCCGAGATCACGAAGCTGGTGTTCCACTGGAGTCAGCACCCGGAGAAGCGCCGCGGGCTGTACGCCTACGACCCGGACCGGCCGACCGTGCCCCGGGTCATCGACACCTCGTACCCGTTCCCGGCGGACTACCCGTTCGTGCTCGACGGCACCCCGACCGGCGGCCCGTTCCCGGGGCTGCGGAGCCCGTGGTACGACCAGAAGTGCGTCGCCATCGGCAACGCGCGGGCGATCGCGCAGGACCTGGACATCAACCCGGCCGGGGCCGCGAGCCAGGAGTTCGACCCGCTGCTGGTCCGCGAGCTGCGGGCGACGACGGCCCGGCCGCCGGCGTGGGAGGGGGTGGTGGAGGCGGGGCGGCTGCTCAGGCGGCCGGGCGGGGCGGTCAAGCTGTGGCTGCCGGTGGACGCCGACGGCCGGCCGGT